TGTTGACTTTCGAAGCATTCACCTTCACCATCAAACCCACAACGCCTCATCACCCGCAACAGCACAATAAACTGCGCAGGCGATGTTGGCTGGCCCCAAAGGGTATCGAAAAGTTTAGAAAACAAGAATTTACCAGCCGATCAACAAATCGCAAAACATTTCACCAGTATCTTCGTTAAAAATGCTTAAGAGAGTGTGATAACCTCTCCTACGAAGTTCAATCTCAAGCATTCGGTACAAATCTGGTTCGGATATCTGCAATTCGCGCAAAGTAGGCCGCATTTCAATTGGAAAACGATCTAGATCAAAATCAGTTAAACCAGATTCCGCAGCTTTCCTTATTTCATCGCCATTGTAATCTAGAATTTCTTCAATCATCGCCATAATTCGCTTACGACGTTCTGGACTTTTGCGATGCTTTTCTTTCAGGTCCTGAATTTCTTCAAACGATGGAAACTTGGCCATAAAAACTCCCATAAAATGTTGCAATGGGAGTAAGGCATGATTAGATTAGCCTTGAACACGCCACTGCAATGGTTTGTTCGATGCCTAGACGGTTTAACGGACTGTCTGGGTTTTTTGTTGTCTCAAAAATCTTGGACTATGCCAATAGCATGCCTTGCAAAGATCCAAGTTGCTGTTATTATCAGGACAGAACTTACGACAGGAACCAACCCCTTATGGGCGTCCTAGGAATCGATTGTGGCAAATCAGGAGCTATCAGTTTCTTTGATGGCTCGTTTTTTCGTTTCTACGATCTTCCTTACAAAGATGGTGAAGTTGACATCATCCAACTCAATCGCCTCACGTTTCAAATTCCACTAGACTGCATCATTATTGAGGAACAAAACACCTTTGCGAGTGACGGCAGGGTCGGTGCATTCACGATGGGACTAAACTACGGACGGCTCTTAGCTTGGGCAGAGTCACGCTGCAGCAATCTTTGCAGAGTACCACCAAGACGCTGGCAAACAGACCTTGGAATCAATTTGAAGCATCCCAAAGGTGCAACTAGTGCCGAGAAGAAAAAAGCAACTAAGGCAGCCGCGTTTGAGACTTTAAAAGCCATGCACCCTCAAGTCATAGAATTTACTCGCGGTCCGAGGGGCGGTCACAAAGATGGGATCGTGGACGCAATTCTCATTTCAATCTGGGGACACCATGAACTACGAAATTCTTACTGGCCTACTCGCAGTGGCGTCGGGTGTTTTTCTGACGTTGTGTTGGCAGCTACACCAAAAGGCAGCAAAGGCCGTCAAGGAAGCAAGAGAAGCGGTGGCAAGCGTAGGTAACCTGTCAGACGTAGTAAGAACGCAGCAGGACACGTTTGCGCGTCAAATAGAGGCTAACCTCAAAGCGCAGCAGACAGAGGCCGACAAGCGCATCCAGAAGCTCGAGATTCGCCTTGAGGACATCTCCAACCGACTCGCAGCACAACAAATCAAGCGGTGACATGGCAAAGCGTGGCCCGAAAGAAAAGCCAGTGCCTATTGAGAAAGTCGAACAGCTTGCGCGCGCTGGTATGCAAACTGAAGAAATTGCTACAGAAATGAACATGCATCTTTCGACGTTTTACAAAAAGGCGGAAGAAAATTGCGAAATATTAGAGGCATACAAAAGAGGGCGTGCCGAATTTTTGGAATGGGTCAAGATGACGCGGGCGCAGCAAGTCCTGTCGGCCTATGACCGCCTGCTTCAAGAGGGCAATCCTGCGGCAGTTATCTTTGGCATGAAAGCAATTGTCGGCCTTTCAGAACAAATGAACATCACGCACTCAGTGGAAAAGAACCTTGTCGAAGATGAAACACGCCTCAAAGAACTTGAAGCAAAGCGTAAGGCGCTGCTGGATGCGTCTGTTCAAGTTGCCTTCACAAAGGATGACGAAGAATGACGCCAAGGGAGCTTGCGGAATACCAGGCACTCATTCAGGCAGACATCCAACGTCTTACTGAGAACGCCTGGAACACGGGAAACTTGTTTTACAAACTACACTCGGGACAACAAAGCATCTGGCGCACTCTGAGGGAAACAAAGGCTCAAGAAGCATTGCTGTTCATCTCCCGGCAGTGGGGCAAAAGTTACCTTTCCACATGCTATGCCCTTTCATATTGCCTAAGGCATCCCAACAGCATTGTTAGAATCGCTGCACCTACTCTCAAGCAAGCCAAGGACATAGTGTCTGACAACTTAGGCCCTATTACCCTGGATGCGCCTGAGGGACTCATCACCCCGAGGAAGTCAGACTGGCGGTGGAAGGTCGGAAACTCGGAACTACGGCTAGGCGTTTTAGAACGCGCCAACGTGGATAGTCTCAGAGGCGGTAATGCCAAGCTCGTAATCTGCGAAGAAGGTGGCTTTGTAACGTCTGACGATTATGAATACGCCGTCCGTTCAGTCATCGGCCCACAGCTTCTCAGGTCCGGTGGTCAGCTTATCCACGTCACAACGCCCTCAGAAGAACCCGATCATTACATTCACACAGAGGTGCAGCCCAAGTGTGACGTTGCAGGCACTAAGTTCGAGTTTGATATTTTTACAAACCCACAGCTCACCCAAGACCAGATAGACAAAGCCAAGGCTCTCGCAGGTGGCGAAACAAGCCCTGCGTGGCGACGGGAATACTTGGTCAAGATTGTGCGTGACGGGTCATCAGTCTGCGTGCCTGAGTTTGATGACAGTAAGCACGTCATACAGGACGAGCCACCACAATATGCAATCTGGGGCATCTTCTCAGACTTTGGCGGTGTGCGTGACAAGACTGCGACTCTCTTTGCGTGCTGGAACTTTCAAAAAGCACGTCTTGAAATTCACCATGAGCGCATACACGACGCAAACACGGATACTGACGCCATTGTGTCTGCAGCCAAAGCAACGATGCCCATGAATGTCATCAAACAGGTTTACATGGACGCACCCGGCCAGCTTCTAGTTGACCTTAGATACAAACATGGCTTTGAAGCGATGCTTCCACTCAAAGATGACTTTGAGGCAGGCATCAACGCCGTGCGCCTGGCATTCAATCAACACAAAATTGTTGTCCATCAAAGATGCCGCTTTCTGATTGCCACCCTCAGAGGCGCAACATTTAATAAGCAACGCACAGACTTCGCCAGAACAATGGCGTTGGGTCACATGGATGCACTCGCGGCCCTCATCTACGCTAATCGCATGATAGATCGCGGTACCAACCCGGTTCCGGCAGACCTATCCTTTGCGGAAAGGGTAGTCCCAACATGGATGCAAAAAGGCAAAGAAGAGAAGTCGAACAAGGCCCTAGCAGACGCGCTGCGAAGCTCGTTTGGCAGACGGAAAGGATAGGTGGTGCCATGCAGTTTGCACAGGTTCCAACGGAGCAATGGGAAGAAACGACGGAAGACTTCGACGATATGTCGTTAGCGCAAGCCTTGTTTGATGCCATTGCAGCATCAGCCAGCGGCTACGTCATCGTGTCAGTCAACGAAAACAGGGAAATCGTCATTCAATCAGGCGTGGACGCAGAAACGAGGGATAACTAAATGGCAAAGATTACGATATCGCGCATTTTTGAGACATCACTTGTTGCAACATCAAAAGCATATCAAGAGCTGCAGCCATTCATTGAGTATGTAAACGGCCTTGCAGACAACACGATTCGCATTTTGCGGAATGGCATCACATTAGGCGACAACATTAACTGCAGCATCATTAGTCAACAGCTCACGCCAGGTACAGCACTTACGTTCGCGGTCAACGCAAGACCAGTCGGCGTTATTGTCATCGCTTCTGACAGACCAGTTACCTCGTTCGTTTGGTCATACACCGCAGATGCAACACAAATCAGCGCAACTATAACATCTCCAAGCACTGTCGCTTTTAATGTTAAAATGTGTGTTTTTTACTCATAACAGGGAGGTCAAATGGAAAGCATGGATACAGGGTCACTCGAGGGAGCGGCGTCCGCTGCAGAAGCGGAAAGTAACGACGTCGAAAGCGAGCTTCAAAGCACGGAACAGAAAACAGAACAGAAACGTCGATACAAGGTCAAAGTCGATCAAGAGGAACTTGAAGTTGACGAAGACGAACTAAAGCGCGGTTATGCCCACAACAAGGCCGCAGCAAAGCGCATGGAACAAGCAGCCGAAATGCGTAAACAGTACGAGCGGCAGGTCCAGATCGCTGAAGGATTCGAAAAATGGATCGATAACGTAAGGCAGAATCCAGAGGCTATTTACTCGTTACTTGAACAGCTTGGTGTTGACGCGGATGAAATAGCTATGAGGCGCGCAGCCGAGAAGCTCAAGTATGAGTATATGGACGAAGACCAACGCCGTGCCTACGACAATGAGCGCGAATTACGCCGTTATCGGGAAATGGAACAGCGCAGAGAAACAGAACAACGTCAACAGGCTGAACAAGCCATCCTTGCAAAAGCCAGGGAAACGGTGGAAAGTGAGTTTGTAGACTTTTTTACCGAGCAGGGAATCAAGCCAACCGCAAGCATTTTAGCCCGGATCGCTGAACTCAAGCTCGGAGCCGCTCAAGCAGGGCGGCAAATTTCCGTGGCGCAAGCATACCAGCGCGTTCAAGCGGAACAACAAAGGGCGCGATTAGAACTACTCGCTAACCTTTCCGAAGACGACATCAAGAGCTTGCCCAAGGAACAGTTACAGAAATTGCGTCAGCAAGATATGCGAGCGTTCAATCAAGGCCGCAGACCAACCGCACAGGCGTCAGCACCAGCGAGAAAACCGCAAGCAATGAGCACAGACGACTTTTTCGCAATGAAAGACAAACAATTCTCTAAGAGGTGATCTAAAATGGCACAGCCTAGTTACATTTTTAAGAATGACAGCCTTGCGCGTCATCAATTGGCATATATTGACCTGTTGGTTGATCCCAAAGGACTCAAGTTCATTGGCGCACAATCACAAGCCATCATTGGCGTGGCAGCAACTCCGTTCACGCAGTCAGCAATCAACGCATTGCTTGGCAGCACAAACGAGTTTCTGACTGCAGACTTCGGCACAACAGCCATGGGTACAGACGCAATCGCTTTGATCCTCAATTGCGACGGCCAGATTGCTAAGGTTCATGCTGTTGAAGTTCTTTCGGCAGTCGATACGACTCAGCAAGCACAAATCGGCGCAGCGGCGGCTATGGCAAACACCTTGCCAGATAATCCTCGTGTTGCTGTTTCTTCTCTTGGCAACGTTGCTGTTCAAGCCGTCATCACTGGCCTTGACGCTGCAACAGCAGGCATCGCAGCTATCCGTATCCATTGCGAACTTAAATAATTGAAAGGAAATTAACGTATGTCACAAGTATCAAATCAGCAGGTCGTTGACCTTTTTAAGCGCGTCTATGGCGACCTTCACAACTTGTTGCCACAAGACTTCCCTTTGGCTCGTGAAATCCCATTCTCGGAAGGCCGCAAGGTCGGTGACAGCTTCGTTGAAGCATTCGTGCTTGCAAACGAAACAGGCTGGACACTTGCAGGAACAGGACAGGACGCATTTGACATCAACCCTGCAATCGCTGGCGTTGTGAAGCA